GCCCAGTCTTCTTTTACACACTCTACACACGCCCCTTTGACTTTGCGTAATGCGAGGTGCCCACGTATGCACGGTTGTCCAGTGAAATAGTACTTATTGCCAAGTTCTTTGGCAGCTTTACGGCTGGTGGGGTATTCCGAGTAGTCCATATCTTCCTCCTGTTATACGACACGAGTAATGATACACCAAACCCAGAAAAAGAAAAGGGGGACCGAAGTCCCCCTGCAATACCGCATAAATACTAGCTTATGCGCCTTGCGAACCGAACATGCCCAACGGATCGGAGAAGCCGAACGAATATCGCTCACGTGATTTGTATCTCACGTTGCCCGTATCAAAATCTCCGTCCATGGAATTGGACATCGGCGTACGAACAAAATGCTTCATGCCGTTTGGAACGTCAGTGGTCAGGAACCATGCGTTGTTATCGGTCAAGTAGTGATTGATCGTATAGCCTTCTGGGATCGAACCGTTGTTCTTGATCGCGTTGATGTCGTTGTCGTTAGTACCGACACGCAGCGATGTCTCCAGCAGACGTGTTGCCACGAACTGCAATGCTGGAGGAACAACCAGCTTCTTCGGCTTAGCTGCAATCAGCAGGCCACGTTCATCAGTCCATGCAGCGATCTGAATAACGGCGGCTTCCAGAGAAGTCTCGTTCAAGTCAGCAGGGGTTGCTGCAATGTTGCTGTTGACGCCACCAGAGACCAGAGGGTGATTAGCCGAGAACAGAGCTACGCCATCGCCACCGGGGTAGCTGTTGGAGAAGCCGTTGTTCAGGACGTTTGCAGCCTTGACCTGCTTGGTGTAAGCCATAGCACGAGCCAGCGACTTGGTGTAACGAGCAGACAGGCTGTCGTACAGGTTGTCCTCGATGGCCTCTTCGGTCAGCGAGAAACCAAGAGCGATGGTTTCGTGGTTGTATCGAGCGGTCCAAGCTTCCTGCGCATTGTCATAAGCAATAGCAGAGCCTTCGTTCTTGACTGGAGCAGCCGAGAAGCCCGACAGTTTTGTTTCTTCTTCGAAGGAACGCTCGGAAGTCTCAGTTTCGTAGATTTCCTTGTGCTCTTCGCCGTAACGTGCGTACTCCATACCGAACAATGCGTTCAGGCCGGGGAGCAGTTCTTTAAGTAGTTGTGCGCGTGAAATAGCCATGATTTATGCTCCTTAAGCCACGCCAACGGCGTTGTTGTACGAATGGTAGCCAAAGTTAAATTTGACGATCAGTTCGGTATAGCCATTTACGGTTGCAGTGTCAGGAACACCATCAACTACTCGCAGCGGCAGGGAAGTGCTTACCGCATTGGCAAACACACCAGTTTTTGAATTACCAGCAGTGGTATTAGGCGAGTTCAGAATCAGAGTGGCGTTATTGCCCACAACGACTTGAGACACGGCGCTGATAACCAGACCAGTGGTATTAATGGTGTTGCCAACCGAAACAGCTTTGTAAAGCTGGTCGGGATCATCCGCAACGTACGCATACGCATCTGTTACACCAGACGCAAAACCGGGCCAAAACTGGCTGAAGGTCTTTTGCTTGGTCACAGGGTTAGTATAAGTACAGCCGAGGAATACACCAACGACGCCAGCAACCGGAGTTGCGTCCGTATCCAGCGTCGAGATGATGATTGTGCTGTTTGCTTGACTCAGTTGAACTACGTCACCGTAATAAATAGGGGTGTTGTAGTTAATAAAGCCATTACCGTTACCGGGGGTAGCAGTGATAGGCAACTGACGTGTCGCACCAGCGAAGACCTGACCACCGATCAAATTGATCGGCTTTAGCCCGTAAGGGGCGTCAATCGTAGGATAAGCCATGATTAAACTCCAAAAAATTATTTTCCAGAGCCAAAGGACGTTGACGACTTCTTCTCACTGAAGATAGGCATACGCGGATCGCTTTGGCGCATGAGGTTGTTGTCTACAGCAGTCATCTGGTCGTTTGCTTGTTTCTGGTAATGCGCATTGCGCTGTTCCACAAACTCAGCCGGAGTCTTGCACAACATCAACCCACCAATCACAACGGTGTCTTTACTAGCGCCGTCGGAGTCTAAATGCAAATGCAGTTCAGGATGATCGGATGCCTTTACGGGCTCCCAACCCTCACGTCGTTTAGCAGAGAGATTAATAGGGTCTGGCGAGTTCAGTGTTGCAACACGAACCCAACGAAACGCAAAACCCGGTTCAGGATTTGGCGTAGGCAAAAGTTCGGGGGGTGCCCACGATGCCTTACGTTGACCTTTAGCGCGGTTTTCGAGCTCACGGCTCAAACGTGTTTCAGTAACCATTATCTATTCTCCTGTTGTTCAGCAACCTTTTTGGCGTAAAGTTCCAGAGGTACACCTAAACGTTTCGCTATTGCTACTTGCGAAGCACTTAACTTTACCTTCTTGGGCGACGTGCTACGTGTAGCTGGTGCTACAACGGTAGACGGTTTGGCACGGGGTGCAGCCTGCTGAGCGGGCTCTTCCTCGGGATCGTCCTGATCTTCTTGGCTCCTGAAATAATCAGGGAAGGTGTTACGCAGACGGCTATCAAGCTTCTGATAATACTCATCTGTTCCTGCATAATTTTGCCCGTACTGTTTAACAAGGGCGGAGTGCACGCCAAGGGCGGTCGCGCTCATTACAGTATGGTCTTCATTACTTTCGTCCCCGTACCAAGGATTTGCAGACATCCACTGCTGGAGTCGGTCGTTGGCAGGTTGGGTCCTTTGTTGCGGACTATACTCGGGTTTTTCCTGTACTTCAATAGGTCTAAGGTTTTCGGCCTTGTCAAGCTTTAGCGTTGCTGAAGCAATCTTAGCCTGAGCGTCTGCCACGGCATCAACATCACCCTGCTCGTAAGCATCTTTATAGTGCTTCTTGGCCTGTTCCAGCTCAAGCTGCGCAGCCGATTTACCCTGCTCAATAAATATCTTGGAGCCTTCAGCCAACCGCTGTTGCAGCAGTTTGTTCTCTTCAAAGACCTGCCGGGCGAAGTCTTCAGCAGCCTGACGCTCCCGCAATGCCTCTTCTTTGGCACGGCGCTCGTCGTGATAGCCCTTTGTAAACTTTTTCAGCCGCTTCTGGACTTTTTCGTCATACGTTTTAAGCTCGTCGTCCGTAACTTCTTCGGGCGGCTCGTCCATTGGCTTACGACCTCGGTCCTGTACTGGGGTGTCGTCTACGATCTCAAGGTCAAACTCTGAGTCGTCTGCCGCTGCTTTGTTAACTTTTTCCTCGGGTGGGGCCTTAGTGCCTACCTCATCCGGGAACTCAAATTCCGTCAGTTCCATCTTGTTAGCCATTGACTACTCCTTAAGCACGTGTGATACCACGGGGGTCTTGGACAACTGCCTCAACCGTATCGTCGTTAATCAGTCGGAACTCCCGACCGTGAATCTTCAAACGGGTGCCTGAATTGGGGCGGGCCAGAACGAAGTCGCCTTCTTTACACCAAGGACCGGTAGGAAACTTCTCCGAATCCTTATAGCAATCTGGACCCAGCTTAACCACGAAGAATACTGTCGCCAGTACTTCCTCAAACCGACGGGTCTCGTCAGCCTTAATCAGGCCGCTGTCATACGTTTCTTCTGCTTCAGGAAGTGCCACAAGGATGTGGTATCCCGAGGGTTCAGGCAGTTGCTTCGCTTTCTCCTCTGCGGTTTTGTCCATGATTGCGGACAGGTCTACAGCTTGAGATAAGTCAACAGCACTATTCATCAGATTTCTCCAGTCTATGCACGAGGTCTTCTAAGATTTCCGTAGCCAGTGCTAGACCCCGGATGACTCCGGCTACGTTTTTATACTCTTCCATGCTGTTTGCTTTGCCTTCGGCAAGAAACTCAATGCGTGACTTTTGCTCTTCGGTGAACTTAGTTTTTAAGTACCCAAGGACGGTTTCCTCTTTCATTTACTTTTTCTCCTTTGGCCTTTGCGCCGCTGGTTGTTGTGCACGACGATCATCCCGTCGGTCTTTAGATGCCTGTAGTCCAATCTTCACACCTTCTGCTTGCATGCGGGCGTTCAACTCATT